AACGACGAACTGAGCAGCGTCGGCGTGCTTCCCACCGTCACGGCGCCGCTCTTCAACTGCACCTGCGCCCCGCGCGTGCCCGCGTCTGACTTCTGCAAGAACCCGCGCGTGGTAACGGCGACGACACTGATCGGTGTCACGGCTATCGGCGCGATGGTGTAGAAGTCGGCGTCGTTGACGTTGGCGCTGAACACGTAATCCGTGGCGCCATTCTGTAACGTTTCATCGACACAACTGAAGTTCGTGGCGCCCGTGCTGCGCGAGAATACCGCCGCCGCATCACTCGCGGGCATTCTGGTATAGCAACGGATATCTCCGAAAAAAGTCCCGGATACTGAGCCACTTTGCCAGAACAGATCGTCTACCTGCTGGGCGTTTACCGCCACGTTCATGCTCATCGTCAGCTTGTTCGCATAAGCGTTGGCGCCTGGACGTGTATTGATCCCGGTTGTCGAGTGGTCGTCCGTAGTGCTGCCGTTCTTACGAACCTTGAATGAGCCGGTGGTATTATTGATCACCACCTCGAACTCGAACGCAAACCACGTATTTGCCGCCGTTACCGCCCCGGAATATGTCGCCAGCACGGTGCCGCCCGGTGTCGCCGAGGTCAGCAAGATAGCGCCGTCCTGGCGGAACACGATGCAGACCTGATTGGCGGCCACGTCCGTCAGTTGGAAATAAAGCCCGAGCGTGGCGCCACTAAGCACGGCGGTCTGGCGATAGGCGCAAACAATATGATGTACGGCGTCGTTCTGGCCGCTGCTTTTTACGAACGAAACCGTGGTATTGGGAAAATTCACCGCCTGACTTCCGGCGAACCTGCCAGCAACCAAAGAGCCCGAGCCTATGCTTCCGCTGTCCCAGTATCCCGCGAAAGCGTCGGCTCCGGTCGAGTACGGATCGAACCCATCTCCGAAGACGTATGCCATTACGTCCTCGCACAGAGAATGGTGATGCCCAGGTCAGACAAAGTCGCGTCCTGCGTCGGGGCGACGCACTGGAGAACATCACCCACCGCCAGACTTCCGCCCGCGCCCGCCAGCGTGGCCGACGTGTGGCTCGCGGACGTGACGGTGACAGTCCCCAACGCGGTGATCGTGGTCCCTCCGCTGATCTTGTTGACGGTGAACACGGCGTTACTCGTGGCCTGGATCGAGTTGTAAACCACGGCCCCGGCGAGACCGGCGGGCACGGTGACAGCCATCGCCATCGGCGCGTTCACCAGTGCGCCCGTGGCTGGCTTGCCGCTGAACGCGAATACCACCGGCACCTGCGCCACCGACGCGGGGAGCTGTGCGTAGGTCGCCTGCCCGGTCAGGCCGGAGAACGTGGTCGTGCCGGGAGGTCCGGCGGGGCCTGGGACGGTGCTGTCGGCTCCGGGTGGTCCGGGGACCGTGCTGTCCGCGCCGTCCTCGCCAGGAGGCCCTGGATTGCCCTGAGGCCCCGTTGGACCTACCCATCGCAACGGATCGGGCGGCCCTGTATCGGTGCCTGGATAGTCCGAATAGTGGATTTTATACGCCATGACAATCTCTCGTGCATTGCCAACAGCCATGCGGGCCTTGTAGTGTCTTGAGGTCCCACGACGGAGTGCGCGATGGCATACCTAACGGAAGCGGAAGCGGCCCGCTTCGCCTCAAAACAGAAGCGGAAAGGGGATTGCTCACTGTGGCAAGATCCCTTGGACAAAGACGGGTATGGCACGTTTTATTTTCGTCGGATGAACCGCCGCGCGCATCGGGTTGCCTGGTTCTCCGTTCATGGCGATTTGCCCGAGGATCGCGTTGTCAATCATCTGTGCCGCAACCGGGCTTGCGTGAACCCGCAACATCTCCAGGCCATCACCCGAAGAGAGAACGTCTTCCGAGACAGCGCCACCATCACCTACATCAATAGTCAAAAGACCCATTGTTCGCTGGGTCATCCCTACGACAAAGTCTATGCGGGAACGCGTTATTGCTCCGTCTGCGAGCGGGCGAAGAAAAAGCGTCTCAGAGCGAAATGGCGCCTGGAAGACACGCTCAACATCTAGGTTGCCATCCATCATCACTAGAAATATTCCGCGACCATACGCTCGCCACTGGTGGGCAACGCGGTCAGTGTGAACAGCGAGCGCATGGCCTGCACGACCTCAGCCTGATCCTGTTTCGCTGGCGGGAATTTCGGCGCGAGTTCGTAAGCCGCCAGCATCTCGTATGGCATGGCGGCCATCTCTGGAATGTCCTGGGAACTCCATCGCGCGATGCCACGTCCGACCAGATCCGTGTGAACAGCCATCACCGCCTCGACGGCGACATCGTGCGATGAGATGCCCATGGCGCCTCGCCGGATACGGCCCTCGAGCAGTGCCACGAGCGCGGGATCGGTTGTCTTGCCGAAGCTCGATGCCGCCATCGAAGCCGCCAGTTTCGTGTATTCCTCGGCGAACGCGCGAGGGACGGCGTCACCGGTCCACCAAACCAGCCCCTGAGCATCGAGGGCCGCGTGAACGGACGCCACGCGTTCCGTCATGAACGTCAGGTCGGCGGTGGACGGCGACTCTTCCGCCGCGATGACGCCCAACTCCACCAACGCGGCGAGGGCGATGTTCACGACAGCGACCATTTCCGTGAGGACCGGGCGGTCGTCGAGCGGCACCACGGTGACGTTCAGTCGCCGTAATGCGCGCTCGGCGATCGTTGAGACGGGGACGCTCACTACCTGCTCGCTGGTGGTGGCGGCGGAACGTCACCCGGCTCGGCGATGGCGCCCGCCGCGAGCGACGACATGCGCGTGGCGTGGCCGGAGACCGAGTGCCTGGGAGCGGCCATGGTCGTCACCGGGGGAACCCACGGCTCGCCTGTCGGCGGCCCTGACGGCGCGTTCGGATCGAGCCCCACCGCGATCAGGTGCGCGTCCCGGATCATCGTGTTTTCCTCGATGCTCGCGCCCGCGCCGCCGCGCGCGCCGATGCTGCCGTCGCCGTTGTAATCGAGGATGATCTGCGCCCCGATGCTGGCTGACGCCATCAGTTCGCGCTGTTCCGCCGTGCGTTGGGCGGGGACGGCCGGCGCGGCGGTGGTGGGAGTCGCTGTTGGAGCGGCCCGCTTCTTGGCGTCGTCGTCATCGTCGTGTGGTTTCGTTGCCATGTTGGTTACTCCGTTCGGTTAGAGGAGACGGCCCAGGCGTTGCGCGAACTCGATGGGGTCGGTGGAGTTCTTCCTAACGTTGCAACCGCCGCAGCAAAGTTGAATGTTAGAAATCCAGTTCGATCCGCCCTTGCTTAACGGCTGGATGTGGTCGGCGTGGTAGCCCTTCTTCAGTAGCTCGCGGCAGTAAGCGCACTTGCCATTCTGACGCTTGTGCAGGGCCTTCAGTTCCGCTCCGGTGTGATTGCCATCGGCGCTTGCCAGCAACGCCCGGTATCGGAGTTTGATGGCTTTGGCGGCTTCTGGGTTTTCCTTACGCCACTTCAGCACCTTCTCGGGGTTTCGGGCGCGCCACGCCTGCCTTCTGGCTACGAGTTTGTCCCGGTTTAGTTCGGCCCACTCGGCCTCCTTGGCCTTGATCCTCTCTTTGTTGGCCTTGCGGTAAGCGGCGATATGCTCCCCGTTTGCAGCCTGCCAGCGACGGGAGTGCTCAATGGAGCGCGCCGGGTTGCGTTGATAGTCACGCGTCCATTTAGCCTTTATCTTGTCGGGGTCAGTAGCTTTCGTCTGCTCATACCGTTCGCGAGTCGCGGCGTTGATCTGCTCACGGTGAGAGTCCGCCCATGCCTTCCGCAAAGCCTTCGAATGCTCCGTTGCATTCTTAAGCTTCAGGCGCTCCCGCACCTGCTCCGGGTGGAGAGCTTCCCAACGCTCTCGCCTGACGCGCTGCGCATCCTGTCTCTCTTTTCGATAGTCTGGGTCTAATTCCTTGCGTGCGCGTTCGTTGGTCCTGGTCGTCTTCAGGTAAATAGACTGACACGCGAGGCACGCTCCAGTGCTGACATAGCGTTGCGATAAATGATCCCTGATACAGGGTTCGCCGCTGAAGAAGTGCGGCAGGCTCTCTGCTTTAGCCTGCTCGCGCGTGACAATACGCCCCGCATAGGGCGTATATTCCTTAGCCATGACAGTCGGTCCTTCGTCTGTTGTGGTCAGAAGCATGGAGAGTGTGTTCAGCACTCCCCGTGCTTCGCCTTCATACCACAACATATCGGCTGGACCCAACAACATTACGCAACTGGCTCCGCGTTATCGTTACGTTCAAGCATCAGGCTCGGCGCTTGTGAAGACCGAGACCACACCGGCGTCCACTGGCTTTGTGGTATCCACGGACACGTCGGTGCCCCAACGAAGCTTGGCAATCCCACGCATCTCGCTCAGGCCAACGCCATGGAAATAGGAATAATCTCTTACATTAGTTGTGCTTTTCATCCTTTGTGCCCACGCAATTCCTAAAGCCTGCGCGCCGCACAGAACGGACATCGCAACGTCCACGGTGGCGCCAGCGCCCACGTCGGCGATGACCGGCATCTCGGGAACTTCGCGGATGATGACGCCGTTGTATAAAATATCTCCAGCGGTGAACAACGGATTATCCCGACCACGATCCCACGCGTATTGCAACGAGTTGATGATGACCGGGTCTTGCATGAGGTCGCGGAACGGCAGGCTCGGGACGAACATGACGAACCATTCCTCGTCATCGTTGACGGAGATGGGCCGGATGCGTGGCGAGGCGGTGCGGGCGATGCGTTTCGCCAGCGTGACGACGGCGGCGGTCAGTTTGTCGGCGGTGTTGTCGATCGTCGTGAGGGCTGTCGCCATGACGCCGGACACCGCGTTGGTCTTGGTCGCGCCGAACAGCACGCGATCGGCGTTGTTGACCATCCACGCGTTGCGCTCGGCGGCCGACGCGGTGGCGTAGGATTTCTGCACGTTGCCGTCGATGGTGATGGCTTCGAGCGACGTGATGATGTCGCTCCGCATCTTTTCCAGTTCCCAGTTCATGAGCGCTTCACGCGCCGCATCCCTGAGATCGATCACCGACTTTTGTTCGTCCCAATCAGAGACCGCGACGGCGTGCCGGAACGCTGAGACGGTGACGTTCAACGACCGGGCGTTGAGGATTTCCTCATTCCCTTCCAAAACGGTATTGCCAGTTACGCCCGCTCCCACGAGGCGCCGGACGGTGGGGAACACGACGGTGTCGCCCGCCTTGCGGGTCAGATCCTCGCGCACCTGGATCATGCTACCCATGGTTGTGCCCATGTATCGCGCGAACTGGTTTTTGCGAATATACTCGGAAAAGAAGTCGGAATCCCAGATTGTGGGAGTCAGTCCGGCTCTGGCCGGGGTTACGTTCATGTCCGCCAACTGAATGGCTCCTGTCGCTGGGGATTGATGGGGACGTGAAGCGACGCCCGGATAAAGCCCGGCGACGGCTCAGCGCCCGCTCAGTCCCCCCGGCGACGGGGTCACACCGATCAATCGGACCCGGTGGTGGTCCAGCGCCCGAACTCGTC